ACAAGAAATAAGGCTTACAGATGTATACCCATTATTTTTATTATGACTTGCAGCTGCTCCACCACTAAATGTTTTATTAGACCCACCAATAAACATTTGGAATGATGCTCCACGAGTACATCCTGTTAATGTATTAGATGTTTTTCCTGTATATGTAATAACTTCATTTTCAATAAGAACTGTTCCACCTGATGCTGGAAAACGAGAAGCGTCTAATAAATCAATAGAAGTTTCACTGTCATCTAAGTCTTCATTTAAACGACCAATAACTGACTCGTTTAATGTTTGATAACGAACTGCAGTATTACCTGTTCTCATATATGCTTCATCGTTTAAGTTATTTTGTTTTAAACGATGTACAAGAATCATATTACCGTCTGGTCCACGACACATATAGTCAATAAATCCAGCACCATACCAAGAGAACGAAATACCTAACATTTGCATTTTATTCAGATTCATATTATAACCTGAAATACCAGTTCCATCTACCTTGTCAATATTAAATTGAGATTGTGGGATACGAGTGTCAATAACTGTAGCCATTTTAATACCAGATGAATTATTCACACCACGGTATTCTGGATTGATTGTTAAAGCAGTATCACTTGTAATACTACCAACACGATATGTCATACCACGAATAACAACAGAATCACCAACTTTTAATTGTTGAGTGAAACGAGTTGAAGTTCCAGTGACTGATTGAGATCCTGCTGTTACAGAAATAAATCCAGACAACTGATATGTAGCAGATCGTTTAACTACTGCTAATTCTTGTCCATCATATTCCCAGAACAATCCGTTTTGATCATCAAATGGACCAACACGAACTGTTGCACCATGCCAGTTCTTTACTGTAACACGAGGGATATTTGTAATAACTGCAGAAGCAGAACCCAAAGATTCTGAAGCGATAACTGTAAATGTGTTTTCACCAGTAATGGTATTAACACCATATGTTCCATTATATCCAGATGTAACAACACCTGAGATTATAACAGTGGCACCTACTTGAAGAGAGTGATCTAATTCAGTAGTAACTGTTATTAAAGAACCAACTGAAGTTCCACTTGCAGAAATTTGGTCTAAGTTAATAACTGGATTTAAAGATACACCTGATGTCCATAAAACACCTTTACCAGATTGGTAACGCATGTATTTTTTAGTTTGACGAGAAACTGATGCTCCATGAGAAGGAACAAAGTTTGATAATGTAACACCACCATCAAATGGACGATGTAAAACATAAGCATCAGAACGAGTATACATCGATGTGACAATGCTACTAGTAGAAACTGCACCACCAACACGAGCAGTGAATGTAAATGTTGTTGCTGATGGGACTGTTTCTGCAAAGAAATTGCCAGTTAATAAGGCATGGTTTGTTCCAGTCGATGTAGCAATACCCACAAGAGGAGCACCTGGAACTAGACCATGATTGGCAGAACAAGTAACTGTGATTACCGATGGGTTTGCACCATCAGATGATACAGAAGAAATTGGTAAAGAAGACCCAGCATAGAAACCACCACGACGAGCATAAGTGATACCAGTGAACAAAGATAATGCATTAGTACCAACAATACCTTTAGCAAAATATGTAAAGGTAGTAGAACTTGGAACTGAGTTAATAACGAATGCACCTTCAGCACGAGCAGAAGTGCTAGTATTACCAAGACCATAAACAATAACAGCATCATTGACAGATAAACCATGTTCAACAGAAGTTGTTACTGTAATTAATGATGGCGATGCTCCATTAGTTGTTACGTTTGACAAGAAAATATCAAGTCCAGGTTTTTCATAAATTCCTGGAACACCACGAATGTCTGCATAGTTCTGCCACTTAGTTGTTTGTAAACCATATTCAAAGTCAGCGTCAATTAAAGACTGTGGATTTGCTACACGAATACGTTCAACAGCATCAACACCAAAAGCGTATGGGCGAATAATATTACCGATTTGCTTTGGTGCGTCTGTATAAACTGCTATCTTGTGAGTAGATAGCATTGAAGAAGTATCTTTTGATAGCGTTACTGTTGTGACACCATCTTGTTCTGAAAAGAATGTAGAATTATCTGCAGCGTCGTATGTTAAAGTGCCAGAACGAGTAGGATCGCCAAGTGCGTAGATATTCTCTTGTGTGGTTTTATTGGTAATAATTAACAGTTGAGTTTCATCAACCTTACCTGGAAACTTTACTGTTCCAGCATTTGCATTACCTGGAGTGAATATGTATTTTTCAACGAGTTGGCGAGCCATTTATAATCCTTTAGAATCCAAAAATAATTGAGTAGGCAATATAGTCTGCCTTCACGGACTGATCTAAGTTGTTTAGAGAAACAATACCATCTACAACCAAAGAACCCATGTTGTAGATAAAAGAAGCAACGTCTGTAACAAATCCAAGATCTTCAATAAGAGTTACGTCACCATCTGTGACTAATCCTAAGTCTGATTCAGCGTTTGCAGCGAACACTGCAGAAGCCACTGCAGTATCTGCGTCTGCATTAATCCAAACAGATCCGTTAAATTTAAGAACTTGATCTGATTCAGGCGAACTAATAACAACGTCTGTTAAACTATCTAGAGTTGATACATCTCTAGTTACCCACTGAACACCTGTTCCAGTAGACTGAAGAATTTGACCATTAGTACCTGTAGTTCCACCAGCAGTTAATGTACCAGTAAGAACAGCAGATTGTAATGTTTTATTTGTAAAAGTTTGAGTGCCAGTAAGAGTGGCGACTGACAAAATGCTCTGTGTACCAGAAACATCTTTTTTGAAGAATAGGTTACCATCATTCGTATTGAGTGCTAATTCTCCTAGCGCAAGATCGCTTGTAGTAGGAGTTTTGTTTGGAACTGCACTTCGTTTAAGAACGACTGTATTAGCCATAATAACCTATTCTATGTAGAATTGAAACTTCCAGTATATACTGGGGTGGGAATCTCACCCACCATGTATTTAGGACTTACTTAGTAAGTACCACCATCAATATTAAATCCATCAAGAGTTGATGTAGCAGCACCAGCACCATAGATGCTACCACCAACACCAACACCACCTGTCACAATTACTGCACCCGAAGTTGAACTAGTAGAAGCAGTTGAAGATGTAAATGTTACAGCACCATTTGCAGTTAAAGTAGTAAACGCACCAGTTGACGCTGTTGAAGCACCAATTGGAGTATTGTCAATCGAACCACCAGTGATTGTCGCACCTTGGATGGTTTTATTAGTAAATGTTTCTGTGCCAGCAAGAGTTGCTACAGTACCAGTTGTTGGTAGTGTAATACTAGTGTTTGCAGTGGTTGTTAATGTTAAAGTATGTGTTCCTGAGTGGGTAAAATTGCCACCAAGAGTGATAGTCTTAGTTCCGTTATTTACACCAGTACCACCGTAAGTTGGTCCAACAACGCTACCCTGCCAAGTACCAGTAGCAATAGTTCCTAATGTTGTGATAGAAGTTTGACCAACATAAGTTGATGCAATATCAATACTATCAGGATTTACTGTAATTCTATCTGCAGTGCCTACAACATTAAACTCTGTGCCAGTGATTGTTAAACCATTACCAGCAGTAAATGTACCAGTACCAGAGAATTGTTGCCAGATAACATTGTCTGTTCCAACAGTTAATACTTCAACTGTTTGAACCCAACCAGTGTTTCCGTAAAGAGTACCATTTTCAACGAAAGTAAAGTCACCACCACCGATTTCAGCTGCAGTATCAAAGTCAGAAGCACGAGTAAGAACTGTTGCACTAGTGCGTACATACATACCGTTGTGTGCTTGGTTCGCCTGATTTTTAACAAGGATACGATCGCCATTAGTTAATGTGTGTCCATCAATTGCTGATAAACCAGCAGAAAGAGTAAGTGTTGCTCCAACACCAGCAGTACCATTGCTATATGTTACTGTACCGCCAGAAAGATTGGCAAGAGTATCAGTAGTTGCGCAGTGCGCAGCTTCATGTACGTGTAAACCTTCAGCAACAGTATCAACATAGTTCTTTGTTGCTGCATCAGAAGGGCTAACAGGCTCTGATAGTCCAGTAATAATAGAACCAGAAACATCAACTTTTCCAGTGCCATTTGGAGATAAAATAATATCGCCATTAGTATCTGTTGATGTGATTGTATTACCATTAAAGTTTAAATTATCAACTGTTAATTCGGTAATACCAGCAATAGATGTGGTTGTAGAACCATTGGTTAGTGTTGAAGAACCAAGAGTAATATTTTTAGTAGAAACAGCACCACTACTTACAGTAAAGTTTGCATCAGCAAAAGATGCAATACCTTTGTTACTTGTAGAAGCATCTTCACCAGCAACAGTAATTGTTGTTCCAGAGTGAGTTACATCAACACCTTCACCACCAAGAATTGAGAATCCATGAGTAGAAGGAGTTAGTGCACCAGAGTCAGTTGTAACAGTTTTAACAACTGTGTCTTTTAATTCAACTGCACCAGAGGATACATTGAAGTCTGCATCGGCAAAAGATGCAATACCTTTGTTACTTGTAGAAGCATCTTCACCAGAAATGGTGATAGTGTTAGTAGAAGCATTGATAGAAGTATCAATACCCTCTCCACCAGCAATTGTTAGAGTATCAGTGGCAAGAGCGATTGTATCTGTACCAGAATCACCAGCAATACTTAAAGAAGTAGTAATTGATGCGGTTGTTACACCAGTTAAACGTCCTTTAGTGTCTACTGTAATAACTGGAATTGCTGTAGTAGAACCATATGTACCAGAAGTAACAGTAGTAGTCTTAAGAGCTAACGATGTAGTTCCTGTGCTGTCGTTGTAAGTAGCATCAATTTCATCACTATCTGCAATTTGACCACCAGTAACGTCTTGAATAAACTCAGTTAGAGATGTAGAGTCATCACCAATAAAAACATTGCTGATAACTGTTTTACCAGTACCATTTGGAGTTAAAAGAATATTACCATTAGTATCGGTAGAAGAAATTGTGTTACCATTAAGGTCTAAATTATCAACCTTAAGATTATCAATCTTACTATTTGAATCAACTACAATAGCAGAAGAAGCAGTTAGCGTACCAGCTGTATGATCCAATCTATCGGTAAAGAACTTACCACCGATAACAAAGTGATTAGCTGCATTACCTGAGGTTTCAGCACCTATACCAATGTATAGTCTGTCACCACCATTTGATCCGTTGTCGGTTAATGCTGAGTAAGCTAATTCACCAGCACCAAGCGTACTAGGATTTCCGCTTACTGATGAACGCTTAATGCGAATAATAGATGCCATCTTTTATTTCTCCGTTAAAATTCTCCACCTTCCATGTTTTGCGCATCGAGGGTGGTTGTGGATGTCCACTTATTTGTTGTTGTTTTAAATACTAGGACTGATCCATTTATTTTTGTAGTTGTATCGACATCTGCGATATTTGAAATTGATTCTACTACGGCTGGATTAGCCAAATTAGTTGAAGTGTTGAGCACATATGTACCCTCGGACACTGCAACGGATAATGCCTCATCAGGTTCTACGACTGCTATAATATCTGCCATGTTATATTTGAGTAATTTGAGGATTTACTGTAACGATACCTTCCACGACTCTGGTTTTTGTACCAGATGCAGAAGTAATCTCTACGTCATACAACCATCTTCCTGCTGGAATCGCTTCAGATTGAGTAGGAGTTAATTGTAGGCGAATTTTGCCTGTAGATGCTTCATAAACAGAAGCTGTAAAAGGATAAGCTGTGCTTGATTGATAAGACTTTCTCATCTGAGAAGCCACAGTATATCCCGACAAGTTTAATGCTTGTCCGTTAGAGGCAGTTACAGTGATGATATTACTGTAAGTCGCTCCAGCGTCTACATAAAGATTACTAATAGTTGCCATGTTCTGGGATCCTAAATTCTATACTTCTTATTTATAATACCAGAGACTGCAAACTAAAAACCCCTCTTGGAGGGGTTTTCTTTATTTTTCCCAAATCGCAGAAGGTATTGGAGGAAACTCGTATACTTCCGCTGGAGGATCGATTGCGATAGCTCGAACGCTGGCTCTATAAACATCGAACTCTGCTTTATTGGTCAATCTTGGAGTGATCGCTGGATCGATAACACTTGCGTTTTCAACCCAATCAGTCTTTCTCAGAATACCTCTGGCCATGGCTTTGTTCTGCATAGCTGGAGTGTATTCAATAGATTGTAAATACTGTTCGTGATTAGTTTTTTGAATTTGCCACAAATCAATTAATCCTTGATATTCATCAATAGAAGTAATTGGTTCATTTGCTGGCTTAACTCCTGTTGCTGGATCGATAACATATTCAATCCAACCACTTTCACCAAACCATTGGATTGCTTGAACATTTTCTGGAACAGAAGATGTGTCGATATTATATGCGATTCCATCAATCTGGAGTAGATTATCTATACCTTTTACTAATGTTAATTTCATTGGTCTGCCTCTATTACATTTTGGTTAATTTGTTTAGGTTGCTGCTCGTTTTGTTTGTTCATAGTCATCAATAACTGCATACTCGATTCATTAGTTTTGACCATTTCGTTTCTAAAGGATTCAACAGCAGCTCCAGTTTGTCTTTGCTGCATACTGTTTTCAATTAATAATACTGGCAACCAAGCAACTGCACAAGAATAGTCGTCAAGTTCTTCTCCAGTATTTGGGTTTACACCTCTAATTTTAGTAAACCATGCACATTCTAATTGTTTGCAGGGTTCAAAATTATGTAAAGGACAATTATTTTTTGGTTCAAATTTCATAATATATTTCCTTAGAGTTTAATTTCTTGATGCAATAATCATATCAACATACGCCACATTTAATGTAATTGCCCCTGCTGATCCACTAACAGACAATCCGTGGGAGTGGGAACCACTACCACCAGTGCCCTGAGTTCCCCAACCTGCTGGTGATGAACCTTGTCCACCATCCGAGTTCATTGTACCATTATAGTTACCAGTAAAGTTTAAGTCGTCTGGATAACCACCATTAATTACGTGAGTATGGCTTGGTATCTCACCAGTGCCAAGAGTTGTACCAGAAACTGATCCAGAAACACTGATTGACGGAGTTTGATTCGTAAAAACACTAGTAAATCCTGTAGAACCACCACTACTTGCAGTACCTGAAACTACACGAAGTGCTTTATTATCATGTGTGGTTTGTTTAGTCCATCCAGTTGGAGCTGTTGTTTGTTGGAACAACATTAATGTTCCAGCTGGAATTAAATTAGTGCTGGTAGTAGTGCCATCACTAAATTGTATTCCTGTATTATTTAATACCACTGGCATGTTAAATTCTCCTTTTTATACTTTTTTCTTTAGCTGATGAACTTCTCTATTTAGTTCTTTAATTGCTTCAATTAGCAATGGAACTAATTTTTCGTATTGAACAGTTTTATAGTTTTGTCCAGATTTTGATATTTCTACATTTTCAAATAGCATAATATCAAATGGTGCTGGCTTCACTGCTTCAGGCAGAACTTTTTCTACTTCTTGAGCAATTACACCAACCTCATTTTGTTTCTTGTAACCCAATGACTCTGCAATAGAGTTTGGTTTGTATGTCACACCACGTAATGACATAACTTTGTCTAACGCATCTTGAATTTCTACGATTTCTTGTTTTAATCGTTCATCAGAATAGTATGATGTGATCTGATTAGTGG